GGTAAAAGGTCTTTGGGATTGGAATATTTACCGTGACGAAACAGAAGGTACGACCAACAACCACATGATTGAATATTCAACGCGCTTGAATAAAGTCATTGCGTCGGATATTGCAACCGGAACGCCAGAAGCACAGTTCAAGACGTGGTACAACGAGGAAGACGAGAAAATGAAGACCAAAACCATCTTCAAATTTGGTACAAGTTTCGTTCACCCTTCGCTCATTTCCGTGGGCTATTAAATCAAGATAGCTATGGGACTATTAACGAGTGGATGGTTGTCGAATTGCGATGGTGATACCTGTCCCGGTGGGATTGGAACCACGTACATTGCGAATGCAAACCAGTTGAGCGCAAGCAATCCAATCACGATCAATGCATCCGGTGCGGTGACTTCGATCAACATGGCCTCGACGGCTTATGTTTTTTACGAGGTTCAGTACCGGGACGATAGCGGGATTTTTACCAGCACATTGACTCAAGACCCTGTTACGCAGGCAGTGAGTTACGAACAAAGCCTAACAGGTATTATCAGTTGCCGTGACCAAAACTTGCGGAACCTGATCGACAACGCGGCTAAAAACAAGTGCGGTTTGGCTGTGGTACATGTTGAAAATACGGGTGCTTACTGGGTTTGGGGTGTTGAAACTGTGGGGGGTAAAATCCGCCCGGCTCGACTCACCACGGCGGAAGGTAGTACGGGTACGTTGTTTACCGATCCAAACCAGGAAACACTGACGTTTACTTGTACGACTAAAAACAAAGAACGCACCATCATTAACGGTGCTACCGTAATGGGTAACCTTGATTAATTAGGGGTCGTTGTTATACAAAGTTGGCGGGGGTCGCTCTGGCCTCCGCCTTAACTATTTTCTATGCAAAGCAATGTAGTCAACGCAAAACGCAGACGGGCTAAGAAACAGTATCTGGCCTCTTCCGCTATTCGGATCACCCCAAATGATACCTTGCTTATTCAGCAAGACATATACAACGAGCCGAACCGCCAAAAGCTGGACGACAGCGGCGAAAAGTGGGTGCGTTTCTTTACCCAAAACAACACCTTTCAAAAGAATCTTTTCGCGATAGCCAATAATTCCCCTACCCTACGGCGCATCATCGAGGACAAAACCAGCATGATTGCGGGCGACGGGTTCGTTCCGGTTTTAGGTAAGTCTAATTCAATTATTTCGACCAGCAAAAAAGCAGTACCAGTAACCAATGAAAAGCAACTTTCTGAGATTGAAACAGCGGTTGAAAAGGTGAACCTTCACGGGCAAAACCTGCAAGACGTGTTAACCATGCTGGCAAAGGATTACGAAATGTTTGGAAACTGCTTTGCTGAGATTGTAAAGGCTAGGATAGGAACCGAACAAGTTTGTTACCTCTACCACGTCCCAGTACACTTCTTTGCAATCCACAAAACCGGGCAAGACCGGGTGGTGCGGGAATATGGGGTATATGATTGCTGGGAAGAGGTGCCACTAAATTTCAACGCAGACGAAGCAAGTACTTTCACTGAACGCGGCTTTCGTGAAATAGCGGCATTCCCCTTGTTCTCTGACCACGACGACGGCACACAACGAAGTATTATCCACCTTGCACAATATGCGCCGGGTTACGCCTATTTTGGGTTGCCTGAATGGATCGCTGCAAGGATATGGGCGCAAATCGAATACCGCACACAACGACTTAATGATAGCAAGTTTGAAAATGGGTTCATGCCGTCCGGGATTATGCAAGTCTTTGGAAGCATGACCAATACAGAGGCCAACGATCTGGTACTAGCAATCGAGGGTGCATTTACTGGAACGGGCAACAATCACAAGCTTTTTGTTCAGGCTTTGCGAAATCCAGAATACAAACTTAACTGGACACCACTAACTAAAGAACAGGAAGGTGAATTTATGCAGCTATGCAACATGGCAGCCGAAAACATTGTAACCGCTAACCGCTGGTCTATGGCCTTGGCAGGAAAGGCAACAGCGGGTTCACTAGGCACCAACCAGCAAATGCGTTCGGAACTCGAATACGTGCAAAACACGGTCATCAAACCCAAACAAAATATGTTCTGTTCGCGGGTTATTAATCCATTTTTGGCGATCCTGGCAGAGTCAAACAAGGCATTCAAGAACGTGCAGTTTGGTATTTCCAACACAATGCCCGTTTCATTCATGGGCGAAATTAGCGTGGAAAACAACCTGCAAGTAGACGAAAAACGCGAGATTCTAGGCTATTCACCACTCCAAAACCAGCCACAAAATGAGCTTAATAACGGCCTCTGAGGTAGTAACAGGCGGTTTAAGCCGCCCAAACCCGGCTGATATTCGGCTGGACAAGTCATTGGTGTCGCCGCACTTGGATGATGCAGAATACAGGTGGGTAGTGGACTGGTTAGGCAAGGACTTTTATACGGTGCTGGAAACCGAAAAAGGAACGTCTAGCGCGTTCTCTACCCCGCAATATGAGGCACTCTGGAACCTACATCTCAAAGCCCTGTGCGGGTTTGCTGTGATGTATGAGGCCGCGCCGTATATGTCTATGCAGGCCGGGACAAACGGTATCTATTTTATGAATAACGAGCATGGGGAGAACGTACGGGAAAAAGGATTCACCATGTACCAAGACAGCCTAAAGCAGCGCATCGAGGTTAAGCAAAAGCGGATGAAAGACTGGCTTTGTGCTAGTGCGGCGAACATCCCCTACTTCCAAGCGAGTGCCATAGGATGCCCTGAAACGGATTGCGGGTGCGATGACACAAGCCTATTTTCAACCACCGGAGTCGTAATCCCTGAACGCAAACCAAAACAATATAATCCAAATGAATTTTGGCATGAAAGATAGTATTCTGATTTTCCTGTTCTTAATCCCTACTTTCCTATTCGCTCAATACCCCACGACAGGCAATAAATCCCGTCTTGGATGGCAAACCACGGGCGACGGGTTGATTTGGCGCGGCGTTTCGGGTGATACCGTGAACAAGCCGAACAACCGGAATTACCCGTACTTTCAACTTGACACGGTTAATGCGGTGTTGTATCGCTACATCCAGACGCGCGGGCAATGGCAAGCCGTCGGGGGTGGTAGTATCGATATTGATTCCCTGATTTACGCAACCCGCTTTTGGGTTAACTCCAACTTTTTTCCCTTGCAAGGCGGCACGCTGACAGGCACAGCGGGCGCAGGTTTTATTAACTTCCCTATACAGTCTTCACCCCCAGCAACCCCATCAACAGGCTTTTCCTTGTACGCCGGATCAACTGGGAACAACATTTCATGGATGCAGCCGGACGGTTTTTTTAGGCGGTTGGTTTCGCCTGTTACAGGCACGCCACGGCAATATCAGTTCATGGCAAGGAGCTACACCCTTGCAGATAGTGCCGACGTTGCAGCCTTGCCGACTGGATCAGGGATTGTTGACCGTTCCGCAAGATGGAGCGCGACTAATACTTTAGCTGCTGGGAACATGACAGACAACGGCACCAAATTACAAGCCCTTTTACCTTGGCAGTTCCATAACTGGACAACGGCGGGTCGGCCTACGGGGGTGACGGGTTACACGGGTTACAATACTACAACCGCATTCACAGAAGGGTATTTTACTTCGCAATGGGAAAATTATATAACATCAATTGGGGCTGCAAACGGCCAAGTTTCTATTTTTTCCAGCGCGGGCAAGACCTACGGAACAAACGACTTATTTTACAATTTATCAACCACTAGGGTTGGAGTTGGGACAGTTAACCCAAATGCTAAATTTTCGATAGCATCAGCTACTGGAGGCCAAAACTCTACAATGGCTTTGCAGCTAACGGCAAACAATGCGAGCGCTGCATTGAGTTATATAAGCATCGATTTTTACAACCCTGGCGGGGTTTTGTATGGGCAATTTTTTGGTACGGCTTCAAATTATGCTAACGCAGGGGTGAATCTTGGCAGTAATTCCAATGGATTTCTGAACGAGCATAACAACGGGATGCTTCTTTTGGGTGCAGTAGGTACAAACGGATACGTGTCATTCAATACAGGTGGTTATGCTGTGGCAAGTGAGCGAATGCGAATCCTTGCAAATGGGAATGTAGGAATTGCCACAACAGCCCCTTCCTATAAATTTCATGTATCAGGAACAGATGCAATAGGGTTACCTCGTGGAACCGTGGCTCAACGCCCAACTATTATATCTAACACAACCCCATTCCGCTACAATACAGACTCCACAGCACTAGAGTATGGGGAAAGTGTGGGAACATGGCGACAACTAGCTACTCGTGCCTATGCCCGTACTTTGGTAAATGCAATATCAACGGCAAATTTTGCAAATACAAACTTAACTGCAACAGGGAACCGCACTCATGATTGGGCTAATTATAATTTCACTTGGACGAATATGAAAAAATTCATGTGGGGAGCAGATAGTTTATTTAAGATCACTAAGGAATTTTCTGGATATACATACGCAGTTATGCGTAGTCCTAGTGGGCAATCATTGCTTGATCTACAAGGAGACGATGACATTGGAACTAATTCGGCTGAAATAAGACTAACAGATACCGAGACGGGAAACATTGTTTTCATAAACCACGATGATCGAGGCGTTGGGACAGATGGCTTCCGCTTAGAGCACTACAATGGAACAAATTACCACAACATGCTCTATGTTAACAAGACATCTAGGTTGTTCTGGGTGAATCAAAATAATGGCTCTTCTGGTACGATGTATGAGGCCGAGGCAACAATATCGAACGGAGTTTCTAAGAATATTATTCGCGGAAGTGTTGGGGTTTTCAATACGGACTCCATAAACGCTACTCATTATTTTAAAACAACTAATAACCTGATAAGAAATAAAGATGTTTTTGGGGTTTATGGTAATGCAAGCGGTGCAGTAGATACAATGTATTTCCGACTCGACAAAGCGGGCGGTTTACACCAGTACAAAAAGACATTTTTACATGGGCTTGGAACAACGACAGCTACTACCGTTTTGGGTAAAAATAGCTCAAACGAGGTTGTTGTAATACCATTAAATACAGAACAGTACAACACCGTAACCAGCACCACAAGCCCCGTCACACTATCAAACACGGTTTCTGACAACCTAATCAACCAAGGCGGCACACAAGCAACCTTTACACTTAATATGCCTGCCAACCCAACCGACGGGCAAGTGTGTACAATTACATACAACAACGCGATAACGACTCTTACGATAGATGGGAACGGCGAGACGATTGTAGGCAGTGCGGTTATTACAGGCGTACCAGGATCGCAGCGGAAGTTTAAATTTTACGCTGGCATTGGCTGGATCAAAATTTATTAAAAACTAACTAGCATGAAATATTTCATTATTCTTTGCATCCTTATTTTTGCGCTGCCTGTGTTCGGGCAACAAGATAGTGTCGTTTATGAAAAGCGCATCAACACCTCCGAAACCCTGAAAGGCGATAGCGTCTATTACAAGATCACATATTCCAAGTCGGGGGAGGTTATGACAATCCGCGTGGAACCGTTCACGGACGTAGATAGTCTTATGGCGCAAGTCTTTTTCAACGAGTTTACCGATGCTTCACGCCAGTACAAACAAGCCATACAAGAGTGGGAAGCACAGGAAAAAGGCTATGAGCTACGGCTCCGACAGGCCGAACGGCAATACCTCGCATTCACCGGATCGAAAATAAAAGACAAGGTGGAAGAGGATTTCGATTTTACTGAACTGCTTGGCGATTGGCTATTAAACGGAAAAGCAATCACAATTGATGCCAAGTTACAAATCGACAAAAAGAATATCAAAATCCTGTCGGACGTGCAATTTCAGGTCGAGATCGACAAGGAGCAGCGGATCTTCAACCGTGTGAAGGCCGGGCGATGGGTGGCTAAGGATGCAAAATACATTCTGGAACGACCCAAAGAAAAGTCCAAAAAGAAATCCAAATGACTGGCTTGCTTAAAGATATTTTAAAGGAGTGGTGGGTATGGGTGATCCTCGTTGCCGGGCTTATCCTTTACCTTTCGTCTTGCGCCCGTGACGACATGGAACCTCGTTTGCGCAAATACACAGTTCAGGAAGGAAGCCACGACTTCACCCCCTCCCCTTTCCCTGCGCCGTCAAACGCCAAAACATTCAAAGGCCAAGCGCGTATACATGCGTCGTGCTGGTACGACGTGCTGGGGGTTGACAATCAGGATTGGAACAAGTTAGCCGGAGTGTACCGCTTTGCCGATGTGGTGAAAAACAAGAACAGTTTTATCCTTGCATGGCGACCCCTGAACGCAATACAGAACCGCTTTGAGCTTTGCCTATATGAAAATATAGACGGTGCAAATGTCCCGCACGACAGCGCGATTTATCAGGTCAGCGGCGGGCAACTATTCGATTTTGAACTAATCTACACCAACAACAAATACAGCCTGTACGTGGATGGTAACCTACTTGGAACACAACGAAATGGCGTTACTTACAACTGGATAGCGAAGATAAGCGCATGGTTTGGCGGTAATCAGTCAGCGCCTTGGACTATGTGTCTTGAAATGGATTTTTAACACCAATTGCCCCCCCGACAATGAAGCATACAATGACAAAACTTTTTACAACACTGGAAGCCCTTTTGGGCGGGGCTATTGGCTCTGTACTGTGGTTTGTCGTCCCAATTGCGCCGTTTTTTTGGCTTGCAGTTGGATTGGTGATAGCCGATACAATTACCGGAATAATCGCAGCAAACAAGCGAGGCGAAAAGATCAATAGCCGAGGATTTGCTCGTGTGCTGTCAAAGATTATTGTGTACATGGTTTCGATCCTATGTTGTCATGGGGTTGAAGAAGTACTGAAGATTGATGGCTATGTAACCTATGTTGCCGTAGGTGCAATTGCATCGACCGAACTTATGTCAGTACTGGAAAACACCGGAAAGGTCACAGGTGCAAACATGGTGGGGGTAGTCGGTGGGTTGCTTTCCAAGTTCCAAAAAGTACCGGATAAGGATCAGGATAAGGAGGAATAAAAAAGCCGCTCGAAACTGCTCCGGCGGCTCTAACCTAATTGTAATCCTTTTACAAACTTGAGAGAATACACAATAATTGTAAACCAAGTGCAAGATATAATTTTAAACCTTAAAAAACAATAGTCATGTCTAAAGTTAAATTATTAAATCCCATCTCCAAGTTGATCGCTGGATTGGGTTTGAGTTATCTGGAACCCAAGGTTGCCGAAGCCTTGAATGATGGGTCTTTGGAGGAAAAACTAGCTGGGTATGCTTTCCAGCGTATGCGCCAAACCGTTGATGTGATTACGGACGATGAAGCAAACAACGCCGCACAAGTTTCCGGCGTGTGGTTGGCGTACCTGAATGAAGATGTAATCCCTGCCGTGGGTGTTGCCCTTACCCCTACCCTGGACAAAATCGAAAGCCTTGAGACCCGTGAACTAGTGAAGAGCCTGGCGGGTACGGTGATCGGGTCGCTGCTGCTTTTGACTGATGATGAAGGACACAACAACGACCAGTTGAAAACGTATTTCGATGCCTATATCAAGTCGGACGAATTTCGGACGGTAATCATGGGGCAGGTACGGGCATTGGCTGAACGCTACTCGAAAGACGCAAGCTTGATTGCTTTGATTGTGTCCGTTTTCGGCGCATTCTTTGACCTTATCCAGGGGCTTGAACTGGATGCCAATTCCGCTCGGTTGTTGGCGGGTGAAGAAAAATAGTAACTGGGTATTAGTTTTCGTTATGGGATGTTAAAAAGCCCCGGTTCGCGTTTGTGGCCGGGGCTTTGTTTTTTAGGCTCAACTAAATGAATAATTAGACCAATCTTAATAAATGTTTAAAGAAAATCTAAAGAAAGTTTAGTAATTACTAGATTTTCTCTAAAGTTTCTCTAAATTTGCTTTTAGATTTATCTAACAATCCTTTAAACGAAAACTAAATGAATATTGTAGAAAAACTAAAAAAGTATTGGGACGTTGGGACGGTAGACCCCGGCCGTGACGAGGCGATGATGCCCGTTTTATTGCTATGGGTTGAACGCCTTTCGATTTTGGTTGTGGCTATCGTTTCCGGTATCGCCGTTGCCGCCTACGGCTATTTGATGGCAAGCGGGTATACATCCTATGAATTAGTTCGCTGGCTGGCTGCTGCTGTATTTTTCGCCATTGCTACCGCCATCACTGACGTGGGTGTAAAGTACTTCATCCAAAAGGGCGCGTTTGATTTCTTCGCATTCTTCAATCCAGCCACATACAAGGGAAGCGGTTACAACTGGTTCCAGCGGGTAATGCAGATGGTTGTTTGGGCTTGCATGATAGGAATGATTGGCGGCCTTTTCTATTTCGATTACATTTCCGTTGAAAGCGTGCGTCGCCCGGTTGCCAATATGGTTAAGCAAGAAAAGCAGATCAACCAAGACAGCGTAAGAAATATTGTACTAACACAGGAAAGCGCAAGGGTAGGAGCTACAAAAGGCGCAATTCAGTATGCAGAATCAGCAATTCGACAACTCGAAAAAGATGTGCGCAACACCGAAAGCCGAGTCGCTGCAAATAATGGCGCGTTGACCCGCTTAATCGCAAAAGGAAATGGTTGGGCATCAAACGAACTTGCGAAAAAGAAAGCATCTGCTACCGCTTCACTTCGCAACCAGATCGAAAAGGAACGGGAAAACTTGGCTTTCCTTCGTCAACAACAAGGAAAGGAACTAGAATACAGCCGTACGATTGTTTCACGTTCCGACTCAGCAACCTTTGCCACAAACGCCGCAATAGCTGGAAGAAACACCGACCTAGTAACAGGAACCAGTACAATGTTTATTTGGCTTGGGTTTTGGGCAAAGTGCATTGCTGGGCTTATTCGGGTGTTGCTGGTTGCAATGTTTATGGGTGGAAATATCCAAGACTACAACGGCGATGGGCAAGTGGATTACAAGGACGTAACAGCCGCCGCGCCGATGGGTTTTCGCCCGGCGTAACGGCGCAAGTTCAACCCGTTACGCCTGAACCAGAACAGGACTACATTGATAACGAACTAGAACGAATCGAAACTGACGCCCTAATTGATGCTTTGCGATCTGCAATGATTTGGCAAGATAGAGCAGAGCGAGCAATAACTATTCAAATAATCCAAGCCTTAGAGGTTTCTAAATCTTTTGCATGAAAGCAGTAAATCAAATGACTGTAAAGGAAATCATTGAAAGCATTGAAGTAATGCGAAATGGTTTGAGCCTTAACCCAGGCGAGCGAGAAAAGCAAATCCTACTAAAGAATATCGCCCGCGCCCAAGACGAATTAAAGAAGCGGGAAGAACAAAAAAAAAGCGCTCCGCAACCAACCGAAAAACCCGAACAGTTACCAGACCTGGAGCAACGACGGGAACAGGAAAACAAAGCCGCGTTCTTCGAGGAAAAAAAGCAAGCCGCGCAATTACATTCCGAGTCACGACCACAAGAAAGGCAACCCGGCCTACTTGAACAAGTAATAAAATTTGTTGTTCCACCACCGCCGCCGGAACAGATAATCGAACTAGAATTTGAGATCGGCGGTAAAAAAGTAGTGGAAAACTATGAAATTATGGATTTGAAAGACAAGGCACGTACTTGGTTTACTCAGACAGCGGAAGGAGCAGCAATACAAGGGAAAGGAAATTTAGAAAAAAGCATTCAGTACCGACGTTTGCACGCATTAATACCGAACTGGGAAAGCCTTTACGGTTTCAAGCCGACGGCTCAAGACTTGCACAGGAATCACAACAAGCACGGAGAAGCAGTCAAAAGCGCAGCGGTTCGATTACTTCAAATCTTGACCAAATGAAACCCGAACAAATGCAAGAAGGGTGGGTAAGTTTCAAACGCTACCCCTGCAAA